AGACTGTAGATAGTAATCTTCGTCTACAATCCAGTTACTCGTAGTTGCTTCTGTGTACCCTTCTTCTTCACCAAGGTCTACAGCTTTGATCTTTACAACATTTTGACGATTTGTTCCTTCCAGAACCTCACCCTTTGCAATTGGTAAGTTTACACCATCAGTCAGTAATAAGATAGCACCTTCAGTGTAGGAGCTATCTTGATCTAGTAATATTGTAAATGTTTTGATATCTGCTGAGAATGTACCAGTAGTATCAAACGTTCCAACAACGTCTTTAAGAACAATGATATTAGAACTTGCTACAGTACCAACAATTGTACCAGAAGCACTAGAAGATGGTTGACGGAGGGTATCATTTTCAAACAGATATGCTGTCTGAATAGTTGTCAACTTAACTACTTTGCTCTCTTTACTCTGCAGATAGTTTACAGACTTACCTTTTACAGATTCGACAATTGCTTCTACTTCGGATCCATCAGTTCCTTGGTTGTTAAAATAGATATTGGAGTTTACTGAGAAGTTATCCGAAGAACCTACTACAGAAATAGTATCAACTGTTCCAGGGACAATATCACCAATCTGAGCAATGACGCCTTCGCCATTTCTGCTCATATCAGCAGTTTCAAATCTCTTTGCAGTTTTTGGAATATCTAACTGATTGATGTTAGAATTGTAGTTACTATCGACAGGAAGAGAGTAGAAACTATCACCTACAATATATGGGAATTGCGGTACTTGATTGCTATCAATAGTAATGAAATAAGCATAAACTCCTTGTGGAAATTCGGGGGTAATGCAAAATCGTCCATTGTTTTCGTCTAGTGATCCGTTGCGATGGGTGTATTGATAATCATCAACAAATGTTCCCAACTTATATTGTGTAGTCGATGGACCACCAGATCTACTTCCTTTTATAGAATAACCAGAGGTCATTCTTACAATTGGACTGGATGGGTCTAGTGGATTTTCATGACCAAAAGCACCATAGATGGGATTACCATCATAAGCAAAACCAATGATTGGAGAGTGAACTTTATTAGTAGGTTCAGATCCACCACTATTAATATTATCTCCTAGTTCAACACGAAGAGCTTTAGGGTTGCCAATATAACCATATCCATACTTTAGAACAGGGTCATAGTTCTCAAAAAGATATCCACCCTCTTGATCAATATTATTTCCAAGTTTCTCATATCTATTAAAGTTCCATTCTTTCAAGAATGGTACACCAACAGCACCTTGACCTACAGCAATAATATCAACAGCAACTGTCGCTTGATTATAGAAGTTACCTTCATCAACTTTTTCAAATCCTACAAGAGATCCGTTAGCATCAGTGATAGATGTGAAACTTGCAAATCTACCACGACCTGCATTATCTCTAATTCTAACTAGTGGTGGAGTGGAGTAATATTCTCCAGGATTGTCAATAATGAGACTAGTAACCTTACCACCAGTAACGACAGCACGAACTTCTGCTCTTCTGCCAGATGTAATTGTAATTTCTGGTGTTCTTGGGAAAATATCATCAGTATCAACAATGACACTTTCAACTACCTGACCAGCAAGAACTGCTCTTGCTTTATTAGGAACCTGATCAATCAGAACAAATGGAGGATCATTATATCCTCTTCCTTGCAAGTCTACTTTAATTTCTTCTAATTTTCCGTAACGAATACTCTCAGGGTCTTTATAACTATATGCTCGTACACCATTGAGCATGATACCAGTATCTGCTTTTGGTGTTTTATAATTCTCTGTTGATGTAGTAGGTCTCTTTCTAATTAAACGTAAAATCTTTTGATCTAGAATAGTCTGATCTACTACACTACCATCTAGAATGTTGTGTGATGGAAGACTGGAAGATGTGATATAATAGTATTGATCGTCTTCGTGAATAGAAGTAACGTCAGTTGGCAGTTCACTTAACTCAGACTGCAAACTGGTGTAGGTCGGAATACTTGGAGAGCTACCATCGGACAATAACCAACGTGTCTCGTTTGTGCCTACTTTTACAATTTTTGGATCTGTTGTTCTAAATCCAGGATTAGATACCTGAACTACATCTCCAACCGCAGAATGTGGTTGACCATCTGTAATGTCAAAATTGTATACTACACCAAATGTTACTAGTTTTACACCAGCACCAGTAATCTCTACGGGTTTGTATACAGAAGATCCATTACTGTGTTGAGTAGCACCAATAGCAGGTCTGTTTTTAATAACAAATTGAGTGGCAGACTTTTCTGTAAACGTAATAGTCTCTTCGCCAACCAAGATAGATCCTTCTCTTCCCCAACCTTGGGTAGAGAATACATCAATTCTATTTCCAGTAGATGCAACTCCAGTTAATTGCTTGGTTAGTTTAGTCTTAGTTGAGACAGCAAAGTCACCATTAACGGTTTCTGGAGCTAGGACAATATTATAAATTGCTTCGCCATCTTTGTTGCTGTCAGCATATACATTGTCTACGGTAGCAGAAGCATACCCATACTCTGTAGTAGATTCTTGTACTACCTTCTGACCAATCAAATCATTTAGATTACCAGATACAAGTTTACACTTTAGTGCATAAACATTGATCCAATCAGAGTTAGAAGACTTGTATGTAAAATCTTTTGGTTTGTATACTGATGGTTTATTGTTGACATCCTGTGCAACAATAGTATTAAAGATAAATTTGATAGAGCTAGTAGTGCCCTTCGCCTTATAGAACTTAGAAATGTTCTTGATAAGGGTTCTCTTGTCTACTTCACCCTTAAGATACTTCTCGGGGAAAGAACCGAGGTACTGGTTCTCGAAGTTCTTGACAAGAGCATAGAGGAAAAGATTACTTACATTAAAAACTTTTTCCCCAGCATTATGCGATGACGCATCTGTGCTAGTAAAATTGCTTGCTTCATATAGATCACCAAGAGATGTGTTGCCACTAACACCGCGAGAGCATTCTTGGAGTTCAGTTCCTGTCCTAGTAGCATAGAAGATGATCTCATCACCAATGCGGACATATCCGTTCTTCTTTGGGAATGATTGTGCATCCGAAACCGTAATTGTAGTATCAGTTGCGCTAATGTCAGCTGTTAGACTATCATGCTGCTTGAGAATGTTTTTCTCATAGAAGTCGATATCAGCATACTTCTGAATGTTGTTAATAACATCCAGAGTGCCACCTTGCACCTCCTGTGCTTCATAATACTTCTGAACGAACTTACTAAACAGTTCGTATTCAGAACTAATGAATTCAGGAAGCTGCGTCTCGATCAGAGTGGAAATTCTCTTAGTCTTTACAGCAGGCATTTACTTACTCTTTGTATGCAGTGAACGAGGAATTAGCAACGTCAACGTCAAGATAAACCTCGCGGAGTGCCTTGATATCATTAGAAAGTGGTTTTACCCTAACAGAGATGCGGTTGTCGAAGAAACTACCCTTAATGATAGTAAGAGCGTACATTTTCAACTCACCTTTTACATAATCAATTTCACCAACTTCGCTGTCGAGGACAACCTTTTCGCCAGTTGCGCTATCTAGTCTATATAGGACGATTTTGCCGTCCTTGTCCTCCAGATAAACGTCAAAATTAGGGTATTCAGTAACCCTAAAGCCAGTAGACGAAAGAACAGGATCGTCGCAGTCAACGTCGAACGCATTTTGGAAACATACTTCATAATAGAATGTAGAATTGAGTTGTGGGTAGAAGTCCTTTCTCATTGTGACTTCTGTTAGATTAGAATTGATAGCACGATCTGCGTCATCAATTACTGCTACTGCTTTACTGTATCTAAACTTACCGTTAAACTTCTCAGTATCACTAGTATCAAGATAAGACTGTAGAGAACCAATTACCTTGTCTCTGATCTGAGCAGGTGTCTCATCAGTCTTGCTTCTGTCGTAATAGATCTTACTAGAGAGCTCTACAAACAAAATAGATGGATCAACAATGCGAGGTTCGACAGATGCAACCACATACTTCTCTAATTCTGTAACAATCTCGTTCTTAGTCAAAGAAGTGATGTAATTTGCATCCTTTGGTTTCAATGCAATGAAAACTTTGCCATACTGTGGAGGGTCCTGATCTTCGCCTCCAAAGATGATAATGTCGCTGGTGGCAGGATATACCCTACGAACGATTGCTTCGTAGTCCTGGGCGGTCACAGCGCGGTCCTGAGTGCCATATGCCTTAGGAGCGGTGTATTTGATCTTAGCAGTGCTTTCAATTTCCTCACCACCCGCTGCAGCTACCGTAGAAGTGATAGCAACATCGACGTTAGGAACAACACCATTGACATTCTCTAATACGCCAGAGAAGACAAATGTTCTTACTCCATTACTCTCTGGACCAGAGGTGGTAATGTAAGAGACTTCAATACGAGTGCCATTGTCCTGCTTCTTGCCAAGAACACCGTCACCCATAAGAATTTCATATCTTTCGTCCTCAATTTCGTCAAGGAAGAAGACTTTCGAGTTACCATCAACACCTAGGATGTTCTCTGCTAAAAGATAACGTTCGTTGAGACTTCCTCCAGTAGGATATACCTTGACCCTAATAGTATTAGTATCAATGTTCCTATTGTCTAAGATGAACCTCTGATCTTTTAGTGATGTGTTAACAGTAAAAGTATTTGTTAAGTATGTTCCCTCTCTAACAGGAACATTAGTAAATGTTGCAACGCCATTAACAACTTGTGCTTTGGCATCTCCCGTTACAACATACTGGTAAATGTTATTATCGTAGGAAGCAATAAATCCTGTTCCCTCTCTTAAAAAGAGCTCTGTATCAGTGGTAGCGTTCTGATACGTTGCTGTAAAAGAGACATAAGCAGTAGGAGCGGTAGCACTCTTGGGTCTGTACCCTAGTTGCTTCGCAATCGCTACTACGTTGTCCCTCAAGGTGGCGCTATCAATGAATAGTTCATTGACCACCATATTGGTGTTAAACGCCGTGTAGTACGTGTTATAGGCGAGTGTGTCGATCAGGGTCGATAATGCCGATCCTTCAAAATCATAGTCGGTAAAGTCCGACTGTGCGCTCAAATATTCTTTGAGTGCTACTTTGATATCCTCAAAGTCTAAGTTTGCTACCTGTGTATATGGCATTATCGTGTGCGCTCTAGGAAGATAGTGATTGACTGACCTGCATCATCTCTTCCAACAATTGTATAGAAGAGCTCTACATCATACCCATTGTTGTTGAAATCGGGTTCACAAATAACATCATTGACTACAATACGTGGTTCGTAACGAGCAATCGTCTCACGAATGCTTTGTTTAATGATACTTGCTGTCCCGTAGTCCAGTGGTTCAAATAATGAATCCTGTACATCACAACCTAATTCAGGTTGAAACGGTCTCTCTCCCTTTCTAGTAAGAAGCAAATTGGAAATCGCCTGCACAATCGCAGCCTTATCCTTTACCTGCACCAGATCATCTGTTACAGGATGCTTCTTAAAGGTAACACTCAAATCTTTGAATGTTGCGAAGGTCGGCATTTAGACACAGCAATAGGCTGAATCTATTTATCACTTGCCACAGAACCCGTCTGCCCACTCCTCCTGGTTGTCAAAGATTTCTCCCTCTTTGACATCTTTTAACTTTTGCGCTCTCCTCAGGTGACGCTCACTGTCAACTTCGGTGATGAGGGTCATTCCAGACTTCTTAAAATCTTCACCCTTGTCCACTCTCTTGTCCATTCGTGGTCTCCGTCCGTAGTTTTCGTTCAGCATTAGTTTCCCAAAAATATTCATCAGTGTCTCCTAGGCGTCCCCAGGACGTTCCGTTCTCAACTTGGTATTCTATAGTAGATACCTTGAAATCGGGCGTACAGGGCGTCTCAGGCGTAATAGAGAGGTCATACAGTCGCATCCTGTTATTGGGATACAATGCAAACTGACCATTCTCTAAAGAAATGCAATTATGTGACTTATGCTCTGCAGGCACTTCACTTACATTGTTATCTATCACATCAAGGTTTGCATGATAGTTATCTAACGTGAATAGGTACTGTCCTCGTAACAATCCGTGATCTCTAGTACGTACTTCACAATCCATAGAGCTGATAAACCCCTTATTGATCGCTACTACCCCATAGTCCATACAGTTCCAAAACTGTAGGTTCTCTAGAGACATGTCGGGCGTCGGTGTTTTCGGCGCTCGGCAGAATGCAGATATCGGAAGTTTATCATACAAAGCTCCATACTCTGGAAGATACGTCTCAAAATAAAAAGCACGCCCAGGTATCGACTTTGCTGATACCCAGACGCCCTCAACGAATTCTCCATGACCACTCTGATGATCTCGGAGATATTCCCTACGTACCCATACCTTCGTTGATGGTAGGTTACATATTAAATTCACCTACCCTGACCCCTGTAACGCTTCTTAGCGGCGTTGCGAGACGTGGCAGACAACTTCGTGTGCTGCCCAGATCCCTGGCGAGTCTTCTTGGGTTTGGACTCGATGACTTTACCGCCACTGATACCAACTTTGCTTCGTGCTGCCATAATTCAATCTGGTGTAAACGTTTGTGATCCAATAATGATTGTAGGATATTCTGTTGCTCCTGTCAAGGGTAATCCAGCAGGGCTAGCACCATCTGCTACGATATTGTCCTGATGGACTGGTACTAGCACACCGTTGAAATACACTGAGGTGTTCGCCC